TAATTAAATTAGGCTTGGTTTATCCAAGCCTTTTTTGTATATTAATAATACAAACTAATAAAAATCATGGATATATCAGCTATTAAACAAAGACTGAACACATTACAGTCGTCACAAAACACAGGCAAGAAAGAAAAAATTGATTACTCAAAAGTTTACTGGAAACCAAAAGAAGAAGGAAAGTATCAAATTCGTATTGTTCCTTCTAAATTGAATCCTCAAAATCCATTTCAAGAGGTTTTAGTACACTATGGATTTTCAAAATTTCCTATTTATGCCTTAACTAACTGGGGTGAAAAAGACCCAATTGTAGAATTTGCTTCTCAACTTCGTAAAACTAATGACCGTGAAAACTGGGTGTTAGCTAAAAAATTAGATCCTAAAATGAGAATTTTTGCTCCTATTGTTGTTAGGGGTGAAGAGGAAAAAGGAGTACGTTTATGGGAATTTGGTAAAGAAATTTACATGCAGCTTTTAGGTATTGCAGAGGATGAAGATTATGGTGATTACACAGACATCAATGATGGTAGAGATTTTACAGTAGATGTAGTTAAAGGTGATATTGGTGGTCGTCAAGGTCTTAAATCATCAATCAGAATTAAACCAAAAACTACTTCATTAGGTACTGACGCTACTCAAGTTGAAAAATTTCTATCAGAACAACCAGTATTATTAGAACTTCAAAGGAAAATGGAATTTGAAGCTATTAAGGAAGTACTACAAACTTGGTTAACTCCAGAAGATGCAGAATCCGGGGTTGAGGAAGAGGAAGCAGAAGAAATTATCACTCCTGTTAAAGCATATGTGTTGAAAACACCTACGGCTTCTAAAGAAAATAAAGCAGAAAAGTTTGATGCTTTGTTTGATGAAGATGATGATAACGATTTGCCTTTCTAATTAAATTAAATTTATGCCAAGACCTAAAAAAAGCGATTCGCTGACGGAAGCCGTCTCAGCTGAACTTAAAGCTAGCTTTAGCTTAGAAAAGTTTAAAGAGAAAAAAATGTTAAATGGAAATGTTAAGTTCAAAGAACAAAAATGGATTCCATTTTCTAAAGCATTACAAAATTCAATTTCAGTTACAGGAGCACCAGTAGGTCATATCACACTATTAAGAGGTCATAGTAATACAGGTAAAACAACAGCATTACTTGAGTTAGCAATCAGCGCTCAAAAAATGAATATTTTGCCTGTATTCATTATTACAGAAATGAAATGGTCATGGGAACACGCTCGTACAATGGGGTTCCAACTTGAAGATGTAGTTGATGAAACTACAGGAGAAGTACTTGACCATAATGGTTTCTTTATTTATCGTGATAGAACTACATTGGGCACTATTGAAGATGTAGCTGCTTTTATTGCTGATTTGTTGGATGAACAGAAAAAAGGTAATTTGCCTTATGACTTGTGTTTCTTTTGGGATTCAATCGGTTCAATACCTTGTAGAATGAGTGTTGAAGCAAATAAAAATAATCCTATGTGGAATGCAGGAGCAATGTCTCAACAATTTGGTAATTTTATTAACCAACGTTTTCCATTATCAAGAAAAGAAAATGCACCTTATACCAATTCAATGGTAGCCATCAATAAGATTTGGGTTGCTCCAGCTGAAAATATTATGGCTCAACCTAAAATGAAAATGAAAAATGGTGAAACTATGTTCTTAGATGCTTCTATTGTATTAACTTTTGGTAACATTACTAATAGTGGTACTAGTAAAATTAAAGCTACTAAAGATGGTAAAGAGGTTGAGTTTGCAGTTCGTGCTAAAGTAGCATGTGATAAAAACCACGTTACAGGATTACAAACAAAGAGTGTTGTACTTGCAACAATTCATGGTTTTATTGAGGATGATAAGAGAGAAATTGACATTTACAAGAAAGCCCATTCTCATGAGTGGAAAAATATTCTTGGTGATGGAAAATTTGATGTAATTGAAGATAATTCAGATTGGGATGAATCAACTAGAGATATTCCATTAGGACTAATGGATGAAGAATAAGCTTGGCTTATCCAAAACTATTTGTTATCTTTATATTAGATGAAAAAGAACGAACTATTAGGCCTTCTAGACAAAGTTAGTCAAGAAGATGAAATACTAACTAATCCTCATGAGCGAGTATTATTAATTGATGGATTGAATTTATTTTTTAGAAACTTTGCAGTAATAAAAAATGTAAATCAAGACGGTGCTCATGTAGGAGGTTTAGGAGGTTTTATTCGTTCATTAAATTATCTAGTAAATCATATTCAACCAACATCTGTTTATGTAGTATTTGATGGTGCTGGTTCATCTACTAATAGAAAAAATTTAGTACCTGAATACAAATCAGGTAGACACTTAGCTAGAATTACTAATTGGGATGTTTTTGATTCTTTAGAAGATGAACATGATGCCAAGGTTAATCAAATGGTAAGAGTAATTCATTATCTAAAATGCTTACCAGTAAAAACAGTTGGTATAGATAAAGTAGAAGCAGATGATATTATAGCTTATTTAAGTGATATAATGCCTAGCAAATATGGTTCTAAAGTATTTATTGTATCTAATGATAAAGATTTTGTTCAATTAATAAATAAAGATGTAACATTATTTAGACCATCAGAAAAAGAATTTTATACAAAACAAACAGTAAAAGATAATTTTAATGTTTTAGCTGAGAATTTTATTCTTTATAAAACACTTTTAGGAGATCAATCAGATAAAATAGAAGGTATTAAAGGTTTAGGTGAAAAAGGTGTAGCTAAAAAATTCCCTGAATTAGCTGAACGAGTATTAACATTTGATGATTTACTTGAAATTTGTAAAAGTAAACTTAAAGAACATGTAGTTTATGCTAGAATAATACATGATACTGAAAGATTAAAAACTAATTATAAAATTATGGATTTAGCTAATCCATTAGTAGATGCTAATGAAAGAGAATATTTAACAGAGTTCACAGAAGAACCAACCCCAACTTTGAATACCAAAGCATTTTTGTTACTTTATAATGAAGATGGATTAGGACGATTAATGAAAGATCCAGAATTGACAATTAACACCACATTCAAAGTACTAAACAGTTTTAAAAAATAAAGTTATGAAAAAACAAATATTAAATCTAGCCGATGATTTGTTCCTTAAAGGAAATAAACGTAAGGCATTTATTGCTGAGATGATATCCTCAGTAGTTCTAATGCGTGAAAATGATTATGATCAATTCTATGCTGTAGCAGATGTTATAATGCAAAAATATAATTAATTTAAAAAATAAAAGTTTTGACACTCAATAATTTAAGCGCCTATGGAATTGGTTTCCAGGTCAAAGTACTATCCTCACTACTAACACATAAGGAATTCTTATTGAATATTCAGGATGTGTTAAGTGAGGAATATTTTGATAACCAAGCACACAAATGGATTATTAAAGAAATCCTAAAATATTATCAAAAATATCATACTACTCCATCTATGGATGTATTGAAAGTAGAATTAAAGAAAATTGATAATGAAGTTTTACAAGTAGCAATTAAAGAACAACTTAGAGAAGCATATAGGGCATCTGATGAAGATCTTAAGTATATTGAGGAAGAATTTTCAGGATTTTGTAAAAATCAACAGCTTAAAAAAGCGTTATTAACAAGTGTAGAATTTCTAAATGCTGGAGATTATGATTCTATTAGAACAATTGTTGATAATGCACTTAAGGCAGGTCAAGACAAAAATTTAGGCCACGAGTATAATAAAGATACTGAGTCTAGGTATAGAGAAAATCACAGAACTATTGTTCCTACACCTTGGGAGTCATTTAATGGTATTCTTCAAGGTGGTTTAGGTAATGGTGATTTTGGATTAATATTTGGTAGTCCTGGAGGTGGTAAGTCTTGGTCATTAGTTGCTTTAGGAGGTTATGCTGTTAAATTAGGTTATAATGTTTTACATTATACTTTAGAATTAGGAGCTGATTATGTAGGACGAAGATATGACGCCTTTTTCACTAATATCTCAGTCCAAGATATTCAAAACCATCAAACAACAGTTGGAGATGCTGTTTTACAACTGCAAGGTCAATTAATTATTAAAGAATATCCACCAAATAAAGCATCAATTTCTACTATTGAGTCTCATATTAAAAAATGTATTGACTTAGACTTTAAACCAGACCTAGTTTTAATTGATTATGTTGATCTTCTTCACTCAAAAAAGAATAATCGTGAGCGTAAGGATGAAATAGATGATATTTATATTAGTACTAAGGGTCTTGCTAGAGAATTGAATCTACCTATTTGGTCAGTGTCTCAAGTAAACCG